GCTTCCCGCTGATCGCTCTTTGAATGGATTTTGATGTGGTGGTCGTGGTCTGGTTTGCCTCGTCGATCCACTGCATCGCCTGTGTTTGCGTGTTAGAGCTTGGCGTCGCCGTGTCAAAGCCCTTTCCTACCCGTTCGTATTTTTCTGCGCCCGATCCTTCGGATACGTCTACGAACATCATTCTGTCTCTTGCTCCCGGCAATGTATATGCCATTGTTTTATCCCTCCTGTATATATTCCATTTGATAAATAGCTTGATATGTTTCCTCGCCGTTCTCGTTTCTTTCGATTAGGTTCGGAAACGATTCAATGCTGATTCTTGATACCACCCGGTTTTCCCCTAAATCAGGGAAATGGGACTGCAAAGTTTGTGCATCAAAAAAACGCCCGATTTCATTGAGCGTTCCTGTTGCATGGATTCTTTCGTTTGTATCTTCCGCTTGTACTTTGTAATAGATTGCAAAGGGAAATTGAGCCGTATAACCGCCCAATATATCCTCCTCGCTTTTTACCGTTCCAGCAAGCTGTTGTAACATCAAACTTGGCGGGGCCAGCAATTCCTCCAGCCTTGCTTTGCATGGCAAGCCCGGTATTGCATTGATATAGTCGAGCAAGGTTGAAATTACCTGCTGGCTTTCCGTCACGCTGATTTCGCTCAAGCTCCATGCCCTCCTATTCTTTTAGCCCCTTCCATCCAATCAGACTTTTTCAC